CACAGTTGCGACGACGAGCGGAGTTTTCATATGCGGGGGCTGCTCGGCAATGGGCGACGTATCCGTAAGGGCATTTGAGAATGCTTGATCAAACATTTCCAAATGACTTCGTAAGGATTGTATAGAGTTCATAGTATCTTTTCTGAAGATTTAGCCTGGGGCCGGGTTTAGGCGGTTGAATAGAATGCTCGTAGTGCGGCAGGGCGAATAAAATCACGAATCTTGAAGCCGGTTTTGGCCACGAAGGGGTTTTTCTGCTCTCGCATGTTCTTCTTGTCAAATGTGTTCTCAGAATGACTGATGACCAACATGACTTTGCGAGAATCCAGTTGAATCATTGGATTACGGTAATTCTCCAGGAATGACCTCTCCTCTGCATGTGTCACCGTCTCATCATATAAATGCGTCTTCCCATAGGCACGGCGATAGGCCATTGTGCCGTTCGTGCAGTGATTCTTGTTATAGGGGCCGAATTTGTAGATTTCCTGGATATCCGTGTAAAACATGAAGATTTCCGAGGAGCCGGCGAGCTGGAATTGCGGATTCTGGATGAACTTCTGGACCACGTGGTGGACTCGGTCCGGATGATAGTAGTCGTCGTCGTCCATGGCCACGATAATATCGCCCTTCGACTCGGCATTCAGAATATTCCGCTTCGCTCCAATGAGGCGTTTCTCCTCCAGACGAATATACCGTATATTGGGAATTCCAGCGACGAGTGCAGATTCAAACACATCTTTTACACAATCTGTTCCGTCGTCTAGGATAATCCATTCCATGCGGTCCTTTGGATATGTCTGTGCCTTATAGCATTCAATCGTATACTGGAGAAATCTGCGACGATTATATGTGGGTGTTAGAACAGAAACGAAAGGTTTTGAGCATGCAGATGACATTAAGATATATCTGTGGGGGAGCTTTAGACTGATGGGCTCTGCTGGGTTAAGCCTTTTTTCGTTCCTCCACTATTTTTCCAAACATTTCTGTATTTTCCACGGCTTTTTCCAAGCTTTTTAATTCTTTGGTGGCCTGGCTCTTTATGAATTCCTCCGTATTTTCCTCAGAATATCCGAATAATCTTTGTATGAGTGTCGGCTCTGCATTCGGCAATAAATAATATGGCTTTAACGGAAGAAGTCCCTTCATAACAGGAAGATCCTCTTCATTTAGTAGTCCAATCATGTATTTGATTCTGTTATAAGTATAATATACACCGAAGATTGGGGCAAAAATGAAGGCGTATACAAAGGCTAGAATTCTGTATAAGATGGGTTTGTGTAAAAAGGAATTCGCCACGAATGAGGCGAATGTTAGCGCAAGGACTAGATATATAACACTTATCAAATATGTAAGTGCTGTCTTAATAGCGTCCCATACAATATCCGAGGTTGTGCGATTCATTATCTCCGCTTTTTTCTTTTGAGCATCTTTTTCATTCGCGCTTAGCGTTTGTTGCGAGGCAGCTATCCTTTGCTGAAGTGTTCGTAAATAAATATCTGTTTTTGTTTCTAAGTTTTCTTTGAAATTGATGGCTCGTGTATTTACTGTGGTGGCGGATAGCTTTACATTCGTGTTCCACCAGACAAGCTCTCCTTTTACATAATCAATTAACGCCCTGTATTCTGGTAACTTGTAATTATCGAGTTGTGCTTGAAGGGCTGCCTGTTGGGTTGGAGAAGAGGAATTCCATCTCTTGGAGATATCAGATTTCTTATTCTTTTCATCGGTTTGTAGTTGTGTAAGAGTATCAAGCACTGTTTGCCGTGCAGCTGTTCGCAATGGTAAAGCGTCTTTTACTTCTTCATCTGTCGGCTGTTTTCCAAATAGGCCTCCCACGTTGGAAGTGATAGGCGCTGAAGGGAGGCTTTCATCTACGAGGAGGTCTGCCGGATTTAGGACAGAGGAAGCCATCTCTAACCAATCAAACATAAAATCTAATCTATAAATAAATGCCCGCAAATAACTGGGTTGTGGTGATTCCTTCTTACAATCGTGTGGATACATTGAAGGATAAGACACTGCGTGTGTTACAGGAATACAAGATTCCCAAGTCCAAGATTTATGTGTTTGTGGCGAATGAGGAGCAGAAGGCTCTGTATGAAGAGGGGGTAGGGAAAGATGTGGGTCATATTGTGGTGGGTGTAAAAGGGTTGGCGGAAGTTCGCAATGAGATTTTTAAACACTTTCCGAAGGGCAAGAGATTAGTATGTATGGACGATGATATTCGTGGGTTGATAGAGTTTGATGGCTCTAAGAAGCGCCATGAGCGTCCGTTGGTGAATCTTGAAAAGGTGTTCGAGAGAGGATTTGAAGAATGCCAGAAGGCTGGGGCCAAGTTATGGGGAATATATCCGTCGCCGAACGGGTTTTTTATGAAAGATAATGTGACTACGGATTTGCGTTTTATTATAGGAAGTTTCTGGGGCTGTTTGAATCCTGGCGACGATTCGGCGTATATGTTGAAGTTGGGACAGTTTGGAAGTGAGAAGGAAGATTATCAGAGGACATTACAATTTTGGGAGGCGGATGGAGCAGTTGTTCGCTTGAATTTCGTGTCGGCGAAGACGGCATATTATAAAGAACCTGGGGGTATGCAGGAAGGGGATAGAGTAGGAAAGCAGCGGAAAACTGTCAAAGCCATGATAAAGAAGTGGCCTCAGTATATCAAAATGAATCCTAGGAGGAAATCTGGATATCCTGAAATTTTGCTCGTGAAGCAGAAGGCTGGGAATGCTGTAAATGCTGTAAATGCTGTAAATGCTGTAAATGTGACGAGGAAGATTAAGCGTAGAGAGGACTAGAGAGTGTACTTGTTGTCGCCCTTTATAGGGCGTACTTGTTGTCGCCCATGCCCGACTCCACGAGGAAGAAGTTGAGGTTTTCTACATAAATATTGAGCTGATAAATGTACGAAGATTTAGGCGGTAGAGGATATATTTGTAAATCCAGTTGGAATTTGCGGATTCGGCTGCTATTCAATGAGCCAGCAGGTTGTGGAGTCGGGCTATTTAGCTCAAAGGTAATGACAGGAATATTTGTATCCGCCTGTCCTGCCAGATATTTATACGGTGTGAGCTTTGTGTAAAAGGATGTTGGTTTGAGCTCTTGGATTTCATTGCCATCAGCGAGGACTCGGATATATTGTAGAATATCCTTTTGGCCGGCGGGGACGAGGAGCCCTGTGGCGTTGGCGGTTTCTACGTATCGACTATCGTCTGCAACTTGTGTGACGATTTTGGGCCTCGTCGGATAATTTACCCAATTCGTGAAATTCGTAAGATTGTTTTTATAAAGTACAGAATCTGAGCGTCTAGGGATGAGTATAAGCCTTGTTATAGGGTTATGTATGTCCAGCGTTAAAATCTCGTTTTGATAGATTTCTGGATTCGGAATCAGAGTAATTTGACGGGTCACATACATCAGGGGTGCAGTGGCGAATAGAGTGCGCTCCTTTTCCGGGAGGAAGGCGTATGTCGTATGTATGGTCGGATTGCACGTCCAGGAATTCAAGGGAGGCAGATTTACTCCGAAATCTGTAAAGAAGTTGCGGAGTTGGCTGGTCGTATCACTGGCCGATATGAAGTCGGGGGTATTCGTAAAAGGATTGGTGGCAGTTACGGGATTTACACGATACCCCGAGGCCATGCGATGTCCAAATAAGTCCAGGGTTGTGAAGAGTTGATTGGCCGGTCTCAAATTCACCGTGATATCCACCGTATATGCCTGTAGCCCAACCAGCGGGAGGCCTTGGCCTTGTTCGGTAAACCAGAACGGAATGGGAACTTGAATTGTGGTGGCCGGAATAGAAGGCGTATTGCCTTGGCCGGGATTTCTTGAGTCAGCATACACCGTCGGGTATTCTCCATTGGTTGCCGTGCGATTTCCATACAAGCCATTGGCCGGGTCGTATAATTCTGGCACATCGCCCACCATTTGTTGCCATTTGGCGAACTTGTCGGCGGGATAATCAACCAGTGCCCTTGCAATGAGATATTCTCCCGTGAATTCTTGAATCTTGTTCGGACCAACGGTGACATATATGGATTCTATCGCCGCCAGTCCAAGATAACGAACCCACTGGAATTCTTGTTGTGTCCTCGGACCTGTGGTTGGATTCGTCGCCTGATATTTACTGTAAATGGCCGGAATCTGGAAAGAAAAATACAAGTCGGTCAATAAATCTCCCACGCGGTCTATGCGCGCCTTTAGCTGAACGCCCTTGTCATACGGATAGTCCGTAGGACCGTCCATCAGCTTGGACGTGGTTTCCAGGGAAAAGTGTGTATATTTTTTGAAGGTCTTGTAAAAATAGGTCATATCTGGGTTTCCAGATAGGAGCACATTTTGTGAGCCGTAGGCTACAAGACTAAATAAACCTCCGCCAGGCATTCTTCTTTCACTTTATATAAAGGGTTTTATGTGGGCTAAGGGGCCTTATGCTTTATGCCCGAGATGTCCACCAGCTGTCAATCAGATACGGGGGCTTGTCCATAGAGTTCTCTTCAAACTGGGGACTGGGGCCAAGGTTGAGCGACTGTTGTATCTGGGAATAACTCATCGCGTAAGAATAATAAAAGAGGTTGCTGATATAGCCCGAGAATTTGCCGCGGATGTTGAAATTATCGCCTGCAGGAATGCCACGTTTTGCTCCCGCGAGTGCATCAAATTCCGTAGAAGGTGTGGTGGCCGAAGGGAATAAGATGAGCGGCTGATAGTTCTGATAAGGTAGTGTGCCGTTGAATGTCTTCTTCGTGGCCAGATTTCCGTTCACATATACCTCCATGGTGTTGTTGCGGAGGACTAGAGCAAGATGTACCCACTTATTGAAGGGGATACGCTTCACGTCAATTGTATTGAACCACGTGTCATATGTATTCATCACCACACGGAGAGTGGGGCCACCATCATCGGACTTTGTGCTGACAAAAACACCGGGACCACAGAGGGGGAAGGGGCCAGATTCATATCCCTTATAAAAGACCGTTCTCCAACCTGCCGTATTATCGTCGTTCTCGTCGGAAATATATAGGAAAGTCGCATAAGAAAATTCAATGCCGGTCAGTTGATTCTCGGACAAGGCGAGTGTTTTACTCTTTGGATTAGTAGGGTCTTGTTTTATAATAATTGTCTTCGCTGAAGAGCCTGTGTAAGGATATACGGCAATCCTCGCCGAGCCGTAGCTTAGATAAGCACGCCACATTTGCTCAACCACCAAAAAAACAAAGAAGATAGCCGCCGTGATTGCTAGCCCGATGACTATCTGAGGAAATATCTCTGTACTGGGACTATCCATTCTATCATGGAATATAGAAGTTATGATGAGGGGGTCATAGCACCCGTTTTCTGAAAAGATACATTTACGTTAAAGAGGCTTGAGAAGAAATCTGTTATACTGAAGCCGCCACCAGGACCTGCCTGGTAATTCGTCCATACTTGGTCGGGGCTCAGCGCATAATTGTAGAACTGGCCGTTGGAGAAAAAGCCCTTGAGATTTCCTCCGTTATTGAAGCCAAACGTGGCTGTTCCTTGGCCGGCTGAATTTCCTAGGGAGAAATAGCCCTTGTATACGCAAGAACGGGAGAGCTTTCCGTCAATGTATACGTCAAGCGTCCTGCCATTGCCGACGACTGTAATCAGGCTCCAGCGCTGGTATTCAATGCCGTTGGCAATGTCGCACTTGTCGTTTTGGGTATACGTCGAGCCAGAGTTATAGGAAGAAACAAGAGTTCGGAAGGGATACGAACTTGCAGTGCCAGTAACAACTCCGTTGTTGATTTGCGGGTCTGCAGGGTCAGAGCTATTCTGGCGGACAACGAGGCCTCCATTGGACGGATTTAATCCGACGAACAGCAGAGTCTTCTTTCTGCTGGCCGGTGTGGCGTTATAGGCGTCATCTGAGATATCTAGAAGATGCGCAAGAGGAGGGGAGCCACTTGAAACGGGGAAACCTTTGGTGTCGCTGACATATACCCAAAAGCTGACGCTATATTCGCCACCATCCAACACTCCCGTAAGATTCGTTTGCTTCACCGTCAGGCTCGTGGGGTCAGCCTTTGTTGTAGGCACCGTACCGTCCAAAATAGAGACAGAAGCCTTTGCATACGAGGTACCGTATAAGAAGTTATACAGATAATACAGGCCTATTACAATTACCACGAATATCAATACTCCCATAACCAGCTTTACGGGCGCACTGCGAGAATTACTCGCCGAGGAATTATTAGACCCTTCCATTCTGTTAGCATTGAATATAAAAGGTAAGAACGTTAGTTCTTATCTTTTATGTTTCCGAAACTTTACTGAACGTTCGTTACATATACGGCAAAAGGGTTCATCGGTTTCACCACGGGCAGCTTATTACAATTGCCGAATAGGCATTCGGGCATGTCTACCTTGAAATCAAACGTCAGCTCGTCCAAGTAAAAGGGGACACCGCGTGTATTCACAAGAGACTCTACATCGGATAGAACGTCGGAGGTTGTCTGGACTTTGCGTATTCCAGAGAAGAGGCCGATTTTTCCTTTCCAGAGAGGATTGCCTGCAACCCAGCCAGCGGAATATGTGGTGGCGAGAGGAGGGAATTCCAGCAGTTTCGTCGCCACCGCCTTCGCCCCATAATACACATCAAAACGCCGTCCCTCTTTCACAATGGTAATCACCGTCCAACGCTGTAAAGGTATTGCCGGAAGACTTACGCTTTCCATATACGATTGGCTGGAAGAAGAGGCAGTTTTCACCCGTAAAATAGCCGGGACGTAGGGCTTATCGTTTTGGGAGGTATATCCAGAAGCCCAGAGTTGGATGCTGTCGCCATACGAGAGCAGTTTGGATAGATAATTTCCATTCGTTTCCGATAAATTACAACGACTGCAGTCGGAAGAAGAGCACTGACACTTCTTATATTCATAATTATCGCACGACGGTTTGAATTCTGTCTCGGCTGTAGTACAATCCACCTTGGAAATCGTCTTGGGTGCCGACTCTACGAAAATCGCGAAGCGAAGCGACGAGGGTTCATTTGTCCAAGGCATATCGTCATATGATAATACGGGCGTGTTCCCCTTGGATAAATCATACAACGCAGTAGACCCTTGATATGTCGGCCGCTTCTGAATAAATTGGATTACAAAATACGATATGAGTAGAGAAAATGCTATAAATAGTATTGCCTCTACGAGCATTCTAATTCTAATGAATCATATAATTAGTCGCCGAGCCACAAACTATGAATGTTTGCGGGTCTAGCGCCCACAGCCTTGCGCCCCAGGCTCTGCACCCATGGGTCCAAAGTCTTCTTTGCGAGCAAGGGCGGGTTGTGCTTGTTGAACTTCGGGGTAAGAAATCGCCCTGGGCCAAACATGGAAATTCTGTAGGAACACTGTCTGAGAATTCGCCCAAGAAGGAGGGGCGTAGAAACGCTGATTCGCCGTTGGCAAGCCGGCCAGTGAATTTAAGTTGAGCGTGGAAGGAACAAGGCGTTGGAATGTCTGCTTTGCATTGATATACATTGTAAAAGTCTTGTCTTCCACAACGACGGTGACTCGGAAAGGTGTGTAAAAGGGTATATTGTCTATTTCTTTTATACTATAGGCTGTTCCTGAGCTGCCGGCGAAAAACGTGAGGCCTAGGTTATTCGTATCGGACAAATACATATACATGGAGCATTTGCTCTGCATGAATGTTTCTCTTCCATCGGCGGCACCAGGTCCTGCAGATAAACCGGTCGGGCCGGCTATTGGTGCAGATAAGTCACTTCCATACATATACGTCTTGTAAAGAATGACTCGCTTATTGGGCTCTGTGTCCGTCATTCTGCGAACGTATAAATCCACGGAAAACGAGAAATTGTTGGTGAAATCATACGATTCCAGTGAATCGCCTTGTTTCGGGACACGGTCTTCAGCGGGGGGCTGTACTTTGGAATTCCAATAGACCTTGTCATCGGTTGGTACAGCCACTCGGATAAGCCCTGCAGAGCCTGGCGTGAATTTGAAGACCGGTTTTATGGTAAAATGGACTAGGACGAGAATGAGGAAAAGAAAAAAGGTATATAGGAACACGTAAAACAGTACTTGCAGCGTGTAGTTCCCGTTTTCACTTGTTGCATACGATGTTGCATACGAAGTTGCAGATGATACTGCAGATGTAGTACTGGAATATGCCGAGCTGGCGCCTTGGCCGAGAATGCTGGCAATTGTGGTATTGCGCATATTTACAGGAGGAACACTCATACCTCTCTCTTTTTCCGGGTTATGTTAAATTTTCCGGGTCTGATTGCCTTAGCCTTACCCGTTCGGGTTGTAGCAAACTTACCCATTCGGGTTGTAGCAAACTTACCCATTCGGGTTGTATCAAACTTACCCATTCGGGTTGTATCAAACTTACCCGTTCGCGGATTGAATCCGATTTTCTTAAAATACTTTCTTGTCTCGCCATCATTACACTCTCGGAGCTTTTCTCTCAGATAGCAGACGAAAGATACACGACTGTAAGGCTTATTTGAGCCGAGTGTGCCCGTTTCAGGGTCGTCCTTGTGTATACTGGGCAGGTCCTTGTTCGCCTTGATG